TAGCGATATCGTTCTTGCGGCAACAGCCAGTAGCTCGAACGGTTTCTATGCGGGGGCGATGGTCTCAGTCATTAGCGGGACTGGCGCAGGGCAGTCAAAAATTATTGACGCCTACACTGGTGCTTCACGGACGGCTTCAATAGCGGGAGCAACGTGGAGCATTACCCCTGACAACACATCCGTGTATGTGGTCTGGAATTTTGGCAAGTCGCAGGTTGACTTTATTCGAAACAATACGATCACGGCTCTTTCCATAGATTCTGCTGCAATTACAGCAGCCAAGATAGGCTCGTCTGCTATTGGCGCTTCTGAACTCGCCACTGATGCGGTAAACGAGATCAGGGATGCAATACTGTCGGACAGCACCCCATTTGCAGGAGCTGCTATTGCCGCTATCGAAGCGGACACGCAAGACCTTCAGACACAGGTCGGGACGGCTGGCGCTGGCCTGACTGATCTCGGCGGGATGAGTACCGGGATGAAGGCCGAGGTTAACGTAGAGGTTGACTCTGCCTTTACAACGCAGTTAGCAGATTCTGTACCAGCAGACGGAACGCTCCCAACGCGTGAAGAGGCGATTTACATGGTCGTTCAGTTCCTGATGGAACGGGCGGTCTCATCGACAACAGTAACCGTGAAGAAGGTCGACGGCTCGACCTCGCTGATGACCTTGACGCTAGACGACGCAACCAACCCGGCCAGTATCACTAGGACTTCCTAATGGCAGTCGAGGGAATAATCACGCAGGGAATAGGCTCGGCACCGGGCGGCCTGTTCTCGTTCATCACGCTTGGCCTAACGCCTAACGAGGCCGCTGACTCGACGCCAACGGTATTCAGCGGGCAAGGTAGCGTCGGCGCGCTATCAGGCGAAGGCAGTAAGGGCACTCTGAGCGGAACAGGCGGTATCTGATATGGCGATACGGTTCAACATCACGAAGGAAGACGAGTTCTTCATCGGTGAAGATCGCTCCATAGCTATCAACGTAAAGCAGTCGGATGAATCGACAGCGCAGACGATGACCGGATGGGCGCTTGCGTGGGAGCTAAAGCCTTCGCCGGGCGAGGCCGCAGGTATTAGCAAGACGACAGTTTCAGGTATAGCGATCGGGAACGGTAGCGGCACGGACGACCGGGCTACCATTACGATCGCAGACGATGACACGGAGGCGCTCGAACCGGGCGTCTATTACCACCAGCTACGGCGAACCGATGCAGGGTCTGAACAACTTCTTAGCTTCGGAGACGTCACGCTGCGCGAAAGTGGGTTGTAGTGCCCCCAAAGGCAGTTGCGAAACGCAAGAAGAAGCGGCAACACGGTAGTCCAGCGCACAGGCCGAACGCCGAGAGACGGCGGCAGGTCGCAGCTATGTCAGGCCGCGGAATCTCTCAGGACGATATCTGCATCGTGATCGGCATCGGTTCGAAGGCGACGCTGCACAAGTATTACAAGCCGCAGCTAGCCGAGGGTCAGGCCGCAGCCCGAACAGCGATGATCAACCGCTGGTACAACAACTGCATGGCCGGTGACCATAAGGCGCAAGAATCTTGGCTGCGCATCTTCGGCGGTACAGACTTCAAGCCCGATGCACAACGCCTCGAGGTAACAGGTGCAGAAGGTAAGCCCGTAGAGATCACGCCCGTACCGATGACGGCTGAACGCATCACCGAGGTACTTCAAACGCTTCAAGAGGTTCTACCGCCGGGGAAGGAAGACGATGCCAACGCTTGATGGAGTCGAGTGTCGATGCACCCACGAATACGGCTGGCATGGCATCTACTCGCCGCACGCCTGTCTCGTTAACTTGTGCGACTGCACAGGATTCGCTAGCTACTGATGGTTACATTAGCGCCAGAGGTCATAAAGCAGTACACGCCTCGTACGACGGAGTACATCCCGCACCCGCCGCACCCGAAACAGCACGCGTTCCTTTTGCTCGAAAACCGCGAGGCTATGTATGGCGGCGCTGCTGGTGGAGGCAAGAGCGAAGCCCTGTTGATGGCCGCTCTCCAATATGTCGACATACCCGGTTACGCAGCGATTCTATTCAGGCGTACTTACGCCGACTTATCACTACCCGGTGCGCTGCTCGATAGGGCTAGAGGCTGGCTAGCGACCTCTGGCGCACGTTGGAGCGAGATCGAGAAGACTTGGCACTTCCCTGCGGGCGCGACCGTCTCTTTCGGCTATCTCGATACAGAGAACACCAAGTATAGATATCAGTCAGCAGAGTTCCAGTTCATCGGCTTCGATGAGTTAACCCAATTCGGTGAAACGCAATACCGCTATCTGTTCTCCCGTTTGCGCAAACCCGCAGAAGGCCCATTGTCCGGTGTGCCTCTGCGGATGCGCTCGGCTTCGAACCCCGGCGGTATTGGTCACGAGTGGGTAAAGCAGCGATTTATTGTCGAAGGTCGCGAGGCTGGCAGGGTGTTCCTCCCGGCGAGACTTCCCGACAACCCTTCGTTGAGCGAGCAAGAGTATGTCGCGTCCCTGTCAGAACTCGACCCGGTAACACTTCGGCAGCTTCTTAACGGCGACTGGACGGCGGCTCATACCGGGGCGAAGTTTCAGCGTGGGTGGTTTGAGGTCGTCGATCAGGCTCCCGCGAAACGTATCCGATGGTGTCGCTTTTGGGATATGGCCTCGACGGAGCCAAAGGCGGGAACCGACCCTGACTGGACTGCTGGTGCTCTCGTAGGTCTGCATGACGGCGTGTTGTACATCTCGGATATCAAACGCATGCGCGGTCGCCCGGGTGACGTTGAGAAGCTGATAGCACAGACCGCAGCGCTCGACCCGCGTGGGACAGCGATCAGGATGGAGCAAGAACCCGGCGCGTCCGGTGTCGCTCAGATCGACCACTACAGGCGTCGCGTGCTAGTCGGCAGGGACTTCGATGGCGTACCCTCTACGGGAAACAAAGAGGTTCGAGCCAACCCTGTATCATCAGCGGCGAACGCTGGCAACGTCAAACTCGTTCAGCATAGCGACGAGAACGGCGAACCTACCTCGACTTGGATTGGCGTATTTCTCGACGAGGCAGAGGCGTTCCCAATGGGAAGCCATGACGACCAAGTTGATGCAGTCTCTGGCGCAGTCGGGTTCCTCTGGCGTGGCGTTGGAGGCGGCGGCGGTCAGCGTAAAGATAGCGTGTGGGAACAGGCCGGTGTCTCGGCTCACCGCAACGGCAAGGTCGGCCATCGTGGTAAATCGGTATGGACGTAAAGAAGGATTTTAAATGCCTACTACAGCCGTCGTCTCAGATGTAAATGGCACCTCACGCGGCGTCGATGTTCTAACGCTTCAAAGGGTAGTCGGCAGGAAAGGTCTGTCGATATGGGGCGGCTTCGTCCGAGAGGAGTATCTGACGCAGCTTTCGGGCTGGTCAGATCAGGCTCGGCTATACCTCGAAATGCGCGACGACCCGACCGTTGGCGCTCTCCTGAACTCGCTGAAACTCCCGCTGCTTAAAGCAGAGGTCGGCGTAAGCGCAGCGAGCGAAGAACCCGCCGACCAGCTAGCAGCGCGATGGCTCGACGAAGCGATGAACGGGATGCACCGGCAGAGTTGGCGTGCGTATACAGACGACGCTCTTGAGGCGCTTGACTTCGGGTTCGCTATCGGCGAAGTCGTCATGGAGAAGCGGCGCGACGGCTACCTCTGGCCTCGCAATAGCGACCCTCGCGGACAAGAGGCGATTCGCAAGTGGATTCTTGACCCGAACGACAAGGACGAGGTAGTCGGGTTCGAACAGGCTCCGTTCAGAGGCTCCGACATTATCGGCACACTTCGCGTACCGCTAGATAAGTGCGTACACGTCACGTACCGCGGCAGGAAAGGGAATCCACAGGGACGCTCCTTGCTGCGCTCTATATACACGCCATACGTGTTCGTTAAGAATCTACGAACCTTCGAGGGTATAAAGATCGAGCGTGATATCGGTGGTACGCCGATCGTCAAGCTGCCACCCGGCATCATGGATTTAACCGACCCTGAGTTCGACGCGATACGCGACCAGCTAGACGGGCTGAAGACCGACGAGACGCTATGGATAAGCCTGCCTGACGGCATGGAGATCGAGTCCTACACAGGCAGTACGAGTACGGCGAATATCCGAGAGGCGATTCGTGACCATCAGAAGGACATGCTGAAGATCATGTTCGCTCAGTTCTTAGAACTCGGCATGGACTCGTCAGGTACGCAAGCGCTCGTCAAGGGTTCACACGATTTCTTCATGCTCGGCCTTGAGGCGATTCAAGAGATCGTCTTGGAGGCGTGGAACCAGCAGCTTGTCCCTCTGCTCTTTAGCTTCAACCGCTTCCCCGGTATGAATAAGCTGCCGACGATCACATGGGCGCCACCGGGCGCGGACGACGTAGCTGCTCTTGTCACCCTGTATCGAGACGGCGTTGCTTCCAAAATCCTATCGGCTACCGACAAGGACGAATCGTTCATCCGTGAAGCCGCTGACCTGCCTTCGCTCGACGAAGGCGAAGGGCTGGAAGATCGCACGCCTGACGAGCCGCAGGGCTTCCCTCCGTTCGGCGGGATGGGCATGAGTTTCGCTACAGAACACCCGGCAGGGCAAGACCTTCGAACCATACCCGGCATCTATGAGCGATTCACCAACACCTACCAGCGCTCGCTAGTCGGCGCATATGACGCGTGGTCGAAAGAGACGGCGCGCCTTGCGAGTCTCGGCGGGAAGACGCTCGATCAGATGAACAGCACGATCGTCGGTCGACTCGATCAGCTATCCGCTGACTTGAAGATGCTCGGTCGAGCGAATATCTCTGAGGCTTCTGGCCTCGGTATGGGCAACGTGCTTGGCAAACATGCGCAGCGAGCGGAAGTCCAGTCGGTAATAGCCAAGCTGATCGCGAGCAACGATGAATACATCGACACGACACTGATACCGTCGATACGCGATCGCGCCCTAAAGAGCGTGCCCGAATCCGTACCGCTACCAGCTACGGCTCGGCGTGACTCTCTCCTGAAGTCTCTCGTTACCCGTCGGTCAAGAGTTGCGCAGGGCGCGGGGTCTGCTGTCGTCGCGATCTTCGAACCGCAGATGGCGGGTGGTCAAATCGAGAACGCAGAGCGTCGGTCACGCGGCGAGGCTGTCATCCCCGTTCGATGGGTATTGGATAAGAACGCCGACCACTGCGCCGACGACTCAACGCGAGGTACGTTTGGTTGCACGAATCTCGCCCGCGTCTACAACGAAGGGTGGGACGCTCTGCCGACCGTTCCTGCGGGGAATACGTCGTGTCTCGGTAACTGTCGCTGCCAGCTATGGGCAGACTTCAACGACGGCAAAGGATGGGTGAGGATTACATAATGGTTATGGACCGCGTTAGAGGCCGCGTTCACATGGATGCCGTTAACTCTGGCAGACACAGTGTTGTCGTGGCAGCGTCGGACGCACTCAAGCTAATACACGGCCATGCGGATTACCGATGTAGCGGTACAGCCGATGATGTTGATATCCAGTTGGCCTTAGATCAAGTCAGCGCCGCGGGCGGCGGGACTGTTAGCCTGTCGAACGGGGCGTTCAGTCTAAGCGCTGGAATTACAATTCCGTCTAATTGCTCGTTGATCGGTGCTAATACCAACGCAACGGTACTCACATGGGCTGATGGCGCATATCATCGCATCGAGAACAGCGACACCTCTGGCGGTAACTCATATATCCGTCTCTCAAGTATGTCGCTCGACTTTGGTGGAATAGCGGGTTCCGCAGACTATCAAGGGCTCCGATTCGAGAACGTCACTGACTTCTGGATGGATAACGTAGAGCTGTCGAGCGCGCCGCATCACAATCTCGTCTCGATAGCTGGAACAAACGCTCGCTGGTATCTCCGTGACTCCTATTCGCACGATGCAGGACAGCGCACAGCAACAGACGGAGACGGCTTCCGTGTCGCTGACGGGTTCCTTGAAGGCTCTCCTGAAGTCGGCGGCACACTATCTAACTGCCGCGCGACAGCTAACTCGAACCACGGGATTCATTTGGGGCCGGGCTGCGTAGCGGTCGCGTCGTATGCGTGGAACAACGGCGACGGCGGTACAGGCGGTACGAACCTCTACTTATCAGGGGACGAAGCACAGGCCATTGGCGGTCAGTTTCGCAGCCCGAACGGTAGTCACAACGTGCTGATAGAGAACTGTGAGAACGGGCTGTTGCAGGGTGCGTTCTGCGATGGCTCAAGCGCATCTGCCGACAACATCCGAATCAATGGCGCTGGCAACGCAGGGTTTAAGTGCTTGGGGAATACCGCGATCAACTCGGTACGCCATAACATCAGTCTGCGTAACTCTGATGGCGTGATTATTAGCGGGAACGTCGTGGACGGCGCTTCAGCGGCTACAGTCGGAATATACGTCGAGGATTCGAGCAACTCATCCGTGATCGGCAACATCATAAAGAGCCATACAACAGGCGCTGGCAGGGGCATAGAAGTAACTCGGAACGATGGCACGATTGACGAGTTAGCCATTATGTCTAATCAAATTCACGGGAATACAACAGGCATCTTCGTAGAGAACGACGGCACTAACATCACAGACCTGTGGACGACGGGAAATATCCTGAACAACACGACCGATGTAAATGATGCCGGTACTATTCGGACGACCGGCTCGGAGTTGCAGCCTTAATGAGTACGCTCAACCGATGTACGTGCGTCTGCGTCTGTAAGTTCCCGGTAAACCCGCGAGCGACCCCGCAGTTATGCAACGGCTGCTATCAAGAATGGCTAGAGGTACAGCCGGGACACGGCACGCGGTGAAGATCATTCGCTGCAACGACCCCCGCCACCCTAACTGCGGGCTACCGATCGGGAAGATTCTCAAAGATGGAACCATATACATCGAGTCGCGCCACTTCGGCAAAAAACACGTCGGCCTTATAAAGCCAGCGCCGGTTGACAAAGGGAAGGCAAGACCGCAGACTAGCCCCTGATAAATCGTGCGTCTGTATGCGCCCGTTCCGTTCTGCGGACGGGCGTTTTGCATTTCAGGGAGAATGTTGAGTGGTACTGCTTTCCGGTGTCGAGATATTCTCGGCTGGTATTCAGACAGACTCGTCGGGCTTCACCGACACGTTCACGGCTGCCGATATCGACCTTGTTATTGAGCGGTTCAACGCAGGTAACCCCGATTTCGTTCCGGTCAAGATGGGTCACACTTCCGACCCCTTCAATCAAGAGTTCGTCGCTGATCTCCTGAATCTTCCAAAGGCCGGCCTCGTCGGAGAGAACAACGGGCAAGATGGTGTGCTCAGTCTCGGGCGAGTTATCGGGCTACGGCGAGCAGACAACAAACTTGTCGCAGACTTCGATGTACCACTCGAACTTAAAGACCTTGTTGACCGCGGCTTCATGCGAGACGTATCCGTTGAGATGGTCGGGAAGTCCGGTGATTGGAAGTTAACCGCCGTGGCGTGGCTCTCAGCAGAGAACCCCGCGGTGACAGATTTGAACGGCTTGGCAGCAGCCGCTACGTTGCGCCACCAAGTTGCAGGGCCAGTGATGGCCTTCAAACAGCGGGCTTCGTCGCCCGATAAGGAGACCGTAATGGATTTGCTCAAGCTGTTCCGCAGCGCATCCGACGAGGACAAGGCTGAGATCGCTGGCCTCCTGTTCACCGAGGACGAAGATGAAGACGAGGACGAAGAATCCACATTTGAAGACGAGGATTCCGGTGACGAGTCTAACGAGGACACCACCACCGTCGCTCCGATTACCGGCGAAGCTGCTGCGGCAGTCAAGGCGATTCTCGGTTGCGAGATGAACTGCTCCGACGAGGACTTGATTGAAGCCCTCCGCAACATGGTCGGTTTGCCGTCGAGCGCACCGACGGATGAGGTCATACCTGTTATGAAAGAAAAACTCGCCAGCAAGCCGGTAGCGTTCAAGGACACCACCGAGTTTAAGTCCATGAGCAAGCAGATCGAAACGCTCGAACACGACAAGCGAATCGCCAAGTGGCGCACCGAGACGACCGGACTGCTCATTCAGGGCAAGGACGAAGACCTCGCTGTCAAGCTGGCAGATACCGAGGTATCGGCTGGCAAGGATATCGCCGACGAACTTCTCCGCTCATGGAAGGCCGAGTCCGAGGCGAACCGCAAGTTCACGAAGGCCAACGGTCACAGCCACGACGAGGACAACGACGACACTGAATACGAGTTCGAAGCCCGTGCGCAGAAGATCGCCGAGGAGCAGGACATTACCTTTGCTGAGGCGAAGTCGGAACTTGCTCTGCAAGATGGTCCTGCTTGGAACGAATACCGGGCAGCGAAACAGGCTTAGTCAGCCTCTGATCGTTCAATAGTTAAGTGCCGCATCAGCGGCAACGAGGTGAAAAATGGCCGAACAGAGTCTGCACATTCCCGGTCTGCACGCTACAGGTGACCTGTCTGCGTTGCAGTACCACGTCGTCTACCTCACGGAAGACCGAGGTGTGACGGGTATTACGAACTCCAACGTCGCCGCATTTGCGCAGCGCGGTATCGGGGTACTTCAGAACGACCCCGACACGGACGGACACGCCGCAGAGGTTGTCGGTATAGGACTTGCTCGCTGCGAAGCGGGCGGGACGATTACGACCAACGACCCGTTGACCTTCAACAACAACGGTGAGTTGATCGCCGGTGGTATCGAGGCCGATCTTGCATCTGCCGACAGGGTGATCGTCGGCACCGCGCTTGAAGACGCGGTTGACGGCCAGATTTTCGAGGCGTTCGTGAACTTCGCCACGCCGCTGCCGCACGACACCGAATAGTCGTGGGTAGTCCAACAGTTAAGGCCGTGAGGCCAACAAAGCCCGTTATCGGGAAGAGGTAATCAAAATGGCCGTAGACGTTCGCAACTACAAGCAGATCATGCGTGACAGCGTCGCACGCAAGTACGCGCTGCCCACCGTTAACGACGTGCGGCCAGTTGACCCCGTGGTCACTGACCTCTCGATCGGATTCAAAAACGACAACTTCGTGTGGGACGAACTCGCCCCGCCAGTGCCTACCGATGAGAAGTCGGGCACGTATTTCCGCTACACGCGGGACTACTGGGTGCGTGACTTCGGTGAGGCCGGTGGTACGAAGCGTGCCGCT